GTCGGGATGCTGGGATAGCACCCCCGCATTAAACTGATCCCTTATTGCTTCCCTACTCGTTAGAATCGTCATGAATGACTTCACCTTCTATGAGTTTAGGGTTGCTCATGCGCGGCGTAAGTTTGTGAAGCATTGCCATACGCTCTTCGTAAGGTAGATTACTAAAATCAAAAACTACTGCTGGCCTTGCAAATTCATCTTCAGCGGGTTTATCGCGCCATCCCAACTGGGACTTTGTAATGTATATCCCCGCTTGTACGGATGAGGGGGTATCTTTCATTGCTTGCTGATAAAGGTTTTCTACGACTAAAGCATTAGCAATTTGCCGCCCGCAGCGTATTTCGTTAACATAATGTTGTTTTAGCCAAGTTTTAGACACGCCTACGGTATCCGCAATCTGATCGTAGGTCAGACCCATTTTGGATAGTCCCATAATAGAACGGCGGAGGCGATCATCGTTTTTGATTTCCGTGCGCTGCCTCTTAGCTCTGGGGGCTTCTACAGTTTTATAAACGCGCTCGTTCTTCTTTGCCATTGGCTTACGTCCTAAAGTTTTTCCGCTTGGCAGCTTTTCAAACAGCCGCCGCAGCCTGACCTTAACCCCGTTGATTATTTCATACTTGACCATGATTGCATAATGTTATAGTTCTAGTTGAAAGTCAAACGGGACAACCAGCAAGTGCATGATAGGTCATACGGAAATGCGTTGGAACGGACCATACCCCCCGGACATGGGGCAGACGGTGCAGGAGAACCCAAAAGTGGTTTCTTTAAATGCGAACATGTGCGAATCGCATATGCGCTATTGGTTTGATGAGCGGGAGAAAGATTACCCGCAAGATGAGCTTGAATTAATAATTCAGTTTCAGGAACGCCTTGATAAATAAGCTTTTAACAAACGGGGGTTTTTATGAGCGGCGAAACAAAACAACAGCTATCCAATCTTATAGCGGAGAATGCTTTGCTAAAGCGTGTTGTTGCGGACATGGCGCAGAAGCCAACGTTGCGGGATAAGTTTGCGATGGCGGCGTTGACGGGAATTGTTACTCGCCCCGCCACATATTATGGTGGGGAGCAATTTGCTGAGTTTGCAAATGACTCCTATGTAATTGCTGATGCGATGCTGAAGGAGCGCGACAATGAACAGGCGTGACGTTCTACGGGGTCTGATCTGTGCGCCGCTGGTAATCAGTACGCCGGGTCTTTTGATGCCTGTGAAGGCGCTGCCTATTGAACATTTTGTTCCAAGCATGGTGATCAAGGGTGTATGGCTGGATGGCACTTTCTTTAACATTGAAATTGAATACGGTCATTCTGCAATGGATGTTGCGGGGATGGATTGGTTTGATGCGGTAGCACGGGTTGATTCAGTAACGTATACGGATGAAACAATAGACAAAATGGTAGCGGATCAATCCGTTATGTTTGACCCACACCGTCGGTTTGATAGGCAGCGTGGGGAGAAAATGATTATTCCTGCGGAACGCAAAAATCCGTTTTATGCTTCACACGGGTCTTTGACGGATCGTTATTATGGTTTGCGCGACTTGCACCAAAAGGTTCACAGTTAAGGGCGGCGCGGCCCCCCGACGAACGCTGAATAGGCTTCGCGAGTAGAAATCGGGTAAAGCGCGTTATGCCGCTCTGTTGGGGGTTTATCCTAGATAAGCCCATCACACCCAACATCGGCGTTTGATCTGGATACTAGCCGACGGCGGAAGGGACGCCACCAAAGGTTAGTCGCAATGCCAGACAAGTTACCCAAGGCGTGAGGGGTAGCACCTAATACAACGGAGGGAATATGAGTAATGTTATAAAGTTACCCGTTCGTGAAACGGATGCTCGCCTTCGGAATGGCGGGGAATTGACTATCGAAGAAAAGTTGGACGCCATATTTGAAGTTATGCGTCACTCCCACATCCGCGAAGCTAAGGAAGAGATTGTCTGGCTAAAGAAAAAGCTGGATGAGACGTTCCGTGCTGCGCATGTGTGGCGGCTAGAAAACGAAGCTATGCGGATAGTTTTAGATGAAGTTGTGTACAATAAGGGGAAGAAATAATGGACATTGTTGAAAAGCTGCGCGGCGCACACTGGGCTGACAAGATAGCTCATGAAGCTGTTGACGAGATTGAACGGTTGCGGCAGTTGGTAAGTGAGATGGGTTCGGTGGCTTACGTTATTGATGGGCATGGCGTTGCTCACCACAGCTTCACTATCGTCTATAGGGAGCTGGAATGATTATCCAGCTTAACCCCACCATACCAATGGATACGCCCAAAGGCCCAGCCAAAGCCCATTTCCTAATTGACTACGGGCAGGAGCATCATTTGTTGTGGGTGTGTTTTACGGATGCCACGGGGGAATGCTGGACATGGCCCAACCCCAAGGTCAAGCTGCAAGCAAACATATCAATGGACCAACGCAATGAGTGAAGCGTCTCGCCTCATCGCACTATTCATCCTGACGTTCACGGCGGGGGTAATGATTGGTATCATCATAGAAAGGTTAATGAGTGAAAAAGATTAAAACGGTACCGCCCGTAAGCATACACCCGCACAAAGAAACAAAAGCGGAGAGACACGCTAACGCTCTCCTAAAGATTGGCTGGCTCGCTAACAAACACAAAATGGGAACGCCCGCATATCAACAGGCGTGGAAAGACACACTAGACGTAGCTGACCTATGGGTACTCGTCGAAAAGATAGGTACTATCGTAAACACTGCACTAGACGAAGATACTACCTTATCTTCATAATTGTTAATGAATATACAATCGTATTAGCATCATGGAAATTTTTTTCTGTTGCTAGTACGATTTTTTTTGACGTATGGGGGTAGCCTTCGGCGGGGGAGATACGAGTTTATTAGCATAGTCAAAATTGGATTTGTATCGGGGGTAGGGAACCCGCCCGCCCACCCTAGGGGGGGCGCAAGTATAGGGGGTGTGGGGGCCAAGTATTGGGACGGCTGTTCTGCGCCGTCCCAAGTATTGGGAATGTGATTACTATGTGAATACTATTGTATTCGTTTAGACGCGGTTGCTTCCACCGCCCCTATGATCGGCTGGCGCTGTTGCTCGTAGGCCAGTTGATCACGTTCAATCTTAGCGGCAGTATTGATCACGACATACAAAGCAGAGTAGGCCGCAAGGCGATGCTCATTCGGCAACGCCTGAATTATGTCGTTCGCATATTCGATAGCCTCTTGCAGATCATCACGATCAGCGAAGAACCCGTGAGCGTATGATTGAAACATGATCATTACCCCTTATGCTGCATCAGTGGAAAGATAGGCAATGCGCTTAGCCTCAGCGTGAGCGTCAATCGCCTTGCCACGATCAAGCGCATCATGCATATCGTCTGCTGTCATCAAGCGGCATGACACTCTTGTTTCAGACTGGCGCAGCGCCTCGCCTCTTGTAGTGCCAGCTTCTGCTGCATCTTCACCACTTACAAATCGTGTATCAGTTGCGCGGCCCGAAAGCACTTCAAAGCACTTTTGCGCTTCGCCAGCAGGAAGCAGAAACTCATTATAGCCGATGGTCAAGATTGCGTAAGTTGCCATTTTAAAAACTCCTGAAAAACGGGCGGTGTTGCCCGTAAGAAAATACTAGCATAAGCGGCAGGCGATGCAAATACTTTTTTACTGGCATAACGAAAAAAGGCGAGAGGCCTTTGTTTTGACCCTCTCGCCTTATCTCGTCCTTATCGTATCGCTTATTCGGCTGATATCATATCCGCCATTCGATCATAATATCGTTGCCACTCGTCGCCATTCTCCCATTCTTTCGCTATTAGCCTAGCAATCAATTGCGCCTTTTCGTCTGAAACGGTCACGCCATGATCATCAGCGCAATCTTGAACGTCTCCGGCTGATATCGACATTAGAACGGTCACGCCACAATCAGCCAAGATATCCAGTGCTTGGGCTACTCTTTTCAATTCGTTCAAAGTGCGCTCATCCATTATGCAAATGCCTTTTCAGCAAGTGACCACAATCCAGCATTCAATCGCAAGTCTGCATCAGCGCCTCTTATGCGGCGAATTGTTCTCATCTTGCCTGTCGCCGTTCCTTTGTATCCACCTTGCGTGATATTCTCTTGAACGCGATTAAAGGTTGACCATGCATCGCCTTTGTCGTCCTCAGGACGCCTTACGTTCAATAGCTGCCAAGGTGTTATTGGCGCGTCATTGTTTGGATAGCGCAATTGCAATGCGGCGGTTGCAAAATCAATCTGCTGCTGAAATGAAAGATGCTTTCGTGTCCATCCATCAATCGATCTTTCGGCAACGCTAGTTGATGCTTGAACCTGTTTAACCGATTCGACAATCCTATCCCATAAGTTCTCATTCCCTCCGCGATGCCCAATTGATGCTTTCCCGCAATCTTGGCTATATGTCACAATTCCATTCGCGCACACAAAACGAAATGCACCACCAAATAGATCAATCGCCTTTGTCCCGTCATGTGCATTGCGTAACAAGATATCAAACACAGTCCCGTCCAATACTGGCTTTGCGTCCTCATGACGGAAGCGCAAGATATGGGGCTGGAACCCTGCTTTTGATATCGAACCCTCTCTTGGCTGTTTTGTTTTTGCTGCTTGCGCTTGCACCACGCCAAATCCCAATTGCTTCATGTGATCGACAATTCGGATTGTTGGAATATGCGCATATCGTTCACTTCTAGAAGCATGCGGAACCGTTGCGAAAACAGGCGCGGGCAACGAATAACGGTCTAAATATTCTGTGGTAAGCATGTTCTTAATCCCTATGTTTGTTCGTCACTCATGTGACAATCAAGAGAATAACAACTATTAGTTTAATTTCAACTAAAAAATCACGTTATGCAGAAAATAATTTTCCGCCCTATCAATGCAGATAAAATCAGCAATCTAAATTTTCATTCTTGACCGTCTCGCATTATGTCGATACAATCTTATCACTACTAAACACCAAACAAGGGGCTTGCCACAATGCAGATAAAATTTAAACGGTTCTTTTCTGTCGATAGTGCCAAAGCAATCAAAGCGCAAGGGTTCGGTTATCTTAACGCTATAAACTACATGGCACCCGCTCGCGTTGCGGGTTTCGGCGATATGTGCGGGAATTCGACCAAAGGCTGTGAAACGATATGCTTGGGTGAACATTCCGGACAAGCTGCAATGCGTAAAGATGGCGAACTTAACAAGGTTAACATCTCACGCATTAATAAAATCGCCTATTTCATGGGTGACCGTAAAGCGTTTATGGCGGAGATGGTTTTGCATATTTCCAGACTGGAAAAATCTGCAGACCGTGAAAACCTGACACTTGCCGTTAGGCCTAACGGTTCAACTGATCTAGCATGGGAAAGCATAAAAGATGAAAACGGGTTAACCGTTTTTGATCATTTCCCGCACATTCAATTTTTGGACTACACGAAAAATCACCGTAGGTTTAAAAAACCGTTGCCGTTTAATTATCATCTAACCTTTAGTCGTTCCGAAACTAACGAAGAACAATGCAAAACGCTATTAGCGCAAGGCGTAAACGTCGCGGTTATTTTCGGTCACGGTTTACCAGTATCACGCAATTTTTGGGGTTATCGCGTTATAGACGGTGACCGTCACGATTTACGGTTTTTAGACCCTAAAGGCGTGATTGTTGGATTAACACCAAAAGGCAACAAAGCGAAAAAAGACCGTTCGGGCTTTGTGCTTTGGGATTACTAAGGGGTGAGGCGAAAGCCTCACTTTTCTTTCCCTCTTTTATTTTTAACCAAAGGAAAACACGCCATGCAATACGAACCTATTAACTATCATGATTGGTTAAAAACAGTCACAGACCAAACCTTAAATGTGCTTTGGTTTATGTTTTGTGCGCCATCTGACGAACCAATCGCGGATTACCGTAAAGCGGTTATGATCCAAAAAGAGATGGATAACCGGAACCTGAAACCTGAGCCTACGTCTAACCAACAATAACCCAACCCAAAACCTGAAGGAAACCAAAACCATGATTTACATTGTATCCGAATACAACGCACACGATGCATTAACCGCCATTCCAAACCTTACTTGGTGGGCGTTTATGTCTGACGCTAAAAAGGAAGCTAACCGATTAGCAAACCTTAACGCTAAACCGTTTTATATCTACAGTTTCGAACAACAGGATTGTGTCGAACCCGTAGAACCCTTAAAAACCTACCGTATATCGTTTGAACGAATTGACCGTGAATATATAACCGCAACCGGAACAGATGTAGCTGACGCCATAGCAAAAGCCCGCTCCGGCTATCCGTCGGATGTTTGGGAATGTTACGACGCAACAGAGATAGAAGAGGAAAAATGAAACGTAGAAGCACTGAGGGGGCGGCTCTCATGTCGCCCCTATTCCGGCACAGGGTTAAGCCGGATAAGAAAAGGAACGAACGCCGCAAGATGTGTCGTTCCAAACCCCAGACAGACTTAACGATGACAAAGAGC